GAGTTGGATCATCTTTTTTCCCCAGACGCATTCTATATTTAAAAGCGTTCATCTCACAAAAGATCATGAGGTTTTGAGTACCCCAGATCTGTTCTAACATCCTAATCATATCGATCCTTTGATCTGAATAGTGTTTAGCGTTTCCTTTTTCGTCGTAGTTATTATTCATTTTTTACTATTTTACTAAATATCTATAATGAGGTTTTTGAATTTCTCCCTCAGCAACTATAGTCCATGCTTTAACAGTTTTAACTCCATCAGATAATACCATTTCTAAGTTAACTCCGACTCTAGAGGATTGAATTTCCATTTTAGATACTTTTAATCCTTTCAGAGTAATCCGGGTAGCTAATTTAATTATCGATCCTGTGTAGTGTTGTTCAGCAGCTTTAACCATTTTAGAGATGAAATTCTCCTTTCCGTTATATTTTAACCCTCTGGCAAAATCTAAAGCATTTCTATATGTTTTAGAGTTTCTCGTGTTATAAAATCCTGAGGGAAATCTAAGAGTCTCCACATCCCCTGGCATATTAACATGGGAATTTAATTTTCTCAGTTCAGGTCCGATTCCTAAAAACTTACACCATTCAGCTTCTGACCAATCTACTCTTTTTACAACTTGATCAAATTGGGATTCAGCCCATTTTTCAGTTTGTTCTATGTAGTTCTTTTTTAAGTCCTGAGTTTCTTTAGTTAGTTTTTCTATTAGTAATGAGTCCATTTGATTTGATTTTTAAAGTTTGATAGGGCAAATATAGATTCTTTTTCTCAGATAAAAAAATTTTTTTGCTTTATTTTCGAAAATATTTTTCCACCTTGGCTTTTATTGAATTTAATAAACTCGATTGAACTTTATCCTTTCTCTTCAAGGATTTGATGACATCCTCGTCGAAAGTTCCATTTGTAACTAGGTGATGAATCATCACGGAGTTGACTTGTCCTTGTCTATGTAATCTAGCGTTAAACTGCTGATATAACTCTAATGACCAGTTTTGACCAAACCAAACTATTGTATTACCTCCAAACTGGATATTAAGTCCATGACCTCCAGAAGCAGGGTGCATCACCATTAGTGAAATTTTTCCCTTATTCCAATCATCTATTTCTTTCTGTCCTTTCAATTGTATAGGATTGAATTCTTTTAGGTGTTTTAATATCCTTTCAAGGTCATGACGGAACGAATACGCCACGAGGATAGGTTTACCATCATTTGATTCGATAATGTCTCTCAGGGCCTGTATTTTAAGATCATGTATCTCATGATAATTTTTATCTTCATCATATATAGCACCATTTGAAAATTGAAGTAATTTAGTTACCAAAGCTGCAGCGTTTGTAACTGAGATTTCAGACTCTATTCCATCCTTGAAAATTTCCATCACTTGTTCTCTTTCAAACTCCTCGTAAAGTTCTTTGGTTTTTGGATCAAGATCCAATTCTATATAATTGTCAATCCTCTCAGGAAGAGTCAAATAATCTTCAGAGCTCATAGAAATACAAACGTCGGATATTTTATTTTGGATCTTATCATCTGATCCCGGGAGAATCCTATAATTAAAAGTCACGTATCCATTCCGATCCCCTCTTTTGAAATACATTTCCCTGTACTGTTCTATAGTTTTTCCTAATCTTTCGCCTCTGTCCAACAAATAGATCTGAGGCCATAGATCCATTAACCCATTGGGAACTGGCGTACCAGTAAGTATGACCACTCTTTTGAATGATGGTTGAACCATTTTCAAAGCTTTGAATCTGACTGATTTTGAATTTTTAAAACTACTAGATTCGTCAACTACTAACATGTCATAAGGCAACATATTACCTCCGAACTGGGTACAAAGCCAAGAGACATTATCTCTCCCTATAGTATAAATCTGTGCTTCTGTCTTTATGGCTTTGATTCGATCCTTTTCTTTTCCAGATATCACTTGTATTTTTAATCCTGAGAGATGTCCCCATTTTTTAAGTTCACTATTCCAGACATTCTCGGCCACTCTTTTAGGTCCTATGACTAGAACCGAATCAACATCTAATTCCTCAAAATATAGTTTATGGATAGCAGTCAGAGTTGAAACAGTTTTACCAAGACCCATGTCTAAAAATAAACCACAGTGAGTATTTTCAACTATGTGATCTATACATTTTTTTTGATAATTATGTAAACTATTAAAATCCATAATCTGATAATGTTTCATCGATTGACTCTTTGCTGTCTAAAACTAAAACAGTGAAACCCAAAGCCATTAATTTTTTATGTATAACTATCTGAAGTTTTCTAGGAGTTTTTCCCGGAGCTTTTAATTCTATAAAAAGAATAATCGCTCCCGGGAATAAACATATTCGATCAGGAAAACCAGAAACGAAAGTGGGGACGAATTTAATAGCCCAACCCCCACACTCTTTAACTCTTTTTACTAAGTAATTTTCTATAGTTTTTTCTCTCATAACAAGCTGTCGTTTTTCTCAAAATATTTCTGTTTTCCGTAAATAGGGAAGTTCTTTGTAGACTTAACAGAATTCCAATCCGGAAGTCTTTTAAGGATCTCATTTATCTCTCTAGTGTTGTATCTACTCATTGACTCCTTTTCCCTGTTCAAACATTCGCACCAGATCTCAGCTATACACACATAAGATCTTTCAACTCCGTTTTCATCTTCAGGCCCGTCCAAATAAATCCTCCTTTCATCAAGAGTTAATTTATCCCATTTAGGGCTTAGTTTTCGATCAAGATATTCTATGATCACTCCCTCTCGACTATCAGATTCATGGTGTGATCTTTGTTCTTTTTTAGCAATGACTTCAGCATCAAAACTTAGAGTAGGGGATTCCCCTGTAAGATATATCTGGAAAGCCTCAGCCCAGATTTGGTCTACCTCCTCTTCAGTCATATCATTAAAAACGTCTTTTGTCACTTTATCCGGATTAACATCTATAGGCATAAACCTTCTATTCCCCGAGGGATCATTCAAAAAATCAAAAGTGTTAGTGGTTCCAATAAATATACATTGCCTTTTAAAGGTCTCAGAGGTTCTTGCGTAAGCAGGTCTAAAAGAATCCTCTTGTTTTGATATGAAGTGTTTAACTCCTTCCGCTTCCGCTTTTCTTATTCCTGCTAATTCTGCCATTTCTATAATCCAAGCGCCTTGTATCTGTTCTAAAGCTTCCTTTCCTTGGACAGTCATGAATGTATCAGAAAACCATTGCTTGCCTAATTTTTTAACAAATGTGCTTTTCTTAGTTCCCTGCTTACCTACTAAGGTTAAAACTAAATCAAACTTACATCCGGGTTGATAAACTCTATAAATAGCACCTAAAAGAGTTTTACGGATTGACTCTCGGGTATACTGATTGTCTTCAGCTCCAAAATAGTCAATCATCAAAGTATCAATTCTTTTTATGTTATCCCATTTCAAAGTTCCTATATAGTCTTTTATAGGATGGTAAGAATGTCTTTCAAATTCCAATGCCAATGAATCATCTATTTTTAAAGTTCCACAGATTCCATAAATAGTTTCTATGTAATTTCTAACCCCTGAGTAGTCAACATTTTTCATCGGTTCCGGTTCTGAAACTTTCCGCCAGGGTAAATTTTCAAAAACATATCTTTTGGTGTCAAATAAGTTCTGTTTGAATTTACCTGATAAATGACGATCCTTTGATAATATTATATTTATGTTACTAGCAGTGGAGAGATAATTTCCTTTAGAGTCAGTTTCCAATTCCGAAGCCCATTCCAAAGAATCTTCTTTTGCTTGATCAAGGTCTTCCATATTAGAGGGGAGTGACTCAGAAAAATCATATTTTGATTCGGATATGTTCTCCAATGCTATCGTCTTTTTAACTTCTTTTAGATCTCTGATAAAATCTGACATCATTGACGAACTCTTGGTTTCGTTTTCAGTATCAAAATGTCCAAACTTGTGTAGTCTGATCAAGTCATAAGAATTACAAAGTTTTCCAGAAGTTGGATCAGTTCCATGATGGGAAAAGGAAAAAAGATCATCGTAAACTACGATACCGTGAGATGTGCTTCCTTTAGAATATGTATATCTGTCCCCGGATCTATTTATATAAACTTTTGGAATGAATTGTTCAATCGCTTCATGAACTCCATAAGTTCTACAAAAAGCTCCTATTAGTCCTTTTTTGGATTTAGGATCTTCCTGTTTGTCAAAACTATTTTCTCTCAGCGATTTTATAGTAGGCCAAGAACTCATGTCCTTCCAATCAACATAACTTTCCAAAACACTGTCCGCATCCAATAAAGGACCCTTTTGATATCTGAAATAATATTCTTGATCTTTAGGGACTGAGGGCCAAAACATCAGTCTATTAGTTTCAAAAGTTGTAGGATCAAAAAGTTCTATTCCTAAGTTACCAGCTACCTTTCTAGAGATGGCAGAATATTCGTCTCCTGATACTTCTCTAGATAGGGGAATTAGAAGTCTAAATCGAGGACTAGAATTGCTATGCTTATGGGTTCCATGAATTATAGCACATTCACTATATTGGAGTTGGAAATCCATCCAGAAATCTGGATTTGCAAAGTCAATATCAAGAGTCAATAATTGTTTATGTAATACATGGGAAGGACTCCTTTTTCCCCCTCTAAGATAAGCCCCTACATAACCCCCCACATCTTTAATCCTAGACTGATCTTCAAGAGATGCTTCCTTGAATTCTTTTAAAGTTTCTGATGTTACAACTGGATTTTTTATCTTCTCTAAAAAGTCATGGAAAGACATTTTGACATTTTTCCATTTTTTAGAGTTGGCACTATATCCAATAGCAATATCCAATTTAATTTCATTAGACATAGCTTAATCTTTTTTATAAAATTTAGTAATATAACCTTCACAGGGAGAAGGTAAGTCTTTTGACCACTCAGGGGATTCACTCATGATTTGATTCATCTCATGCAATTTATCTTCGCTACTCGATTCATCAAGTTCCACTACGACCTCGTCATGGACGTGCATTGTGATTTGATATCCTTTATCATTCAATCTCAACATAGATTCAGCCAGAAGATCCCTAGATATCGCCTGGACGATGTTTTCAATCAATTTACCCCCGTAGGTATCTACTGAAGACCACTGACCGGTTTTTTGATCAATTCCTTTGTAACATACTGCAGTTTTTTCGAACTGGTTTATTTTTAATTTAGGATCTACATAGAATAATTTTCTACCGGATGGAAGTTTGATCGTTAGAGCATAATCGTCACATTCATATTCCAAACCTCTGAACTTAGAAATCACTTTAGTTTTTAGTCTTACTGCTTTTACTGCACAGTGTTCGGCATCATACCATAACTCAACGATCTTGGGACTTTTCTCACGCCATTTTTTTACAATGATTTTCATCTCAGTATCTGAAAGTCCCATCTTCTCTCCTCCCATCGATTTTAAAGCTCCTAGGGATCCTTGATAACCTAAAGCTAATTCTGCTACTTTTCCACGATCTCTTAACTCAGATCCTTTTTTAATCTGATCCATCGGTACGCCGAACATCATAGAGGCAGAAGCTTCGTAAATTTTTCCATGGGTTCTGAAAACTTCCATTCGCCAATCCTGATTTGCCAGCCAAGCTATAACTCTAGCCTCGATAGAACTGAAATCAGAAACTCCTAGAGTTTTATTATTTTCTCCTATGAACGTAGCTCGTATTAACTGAGATAAAGTGTCAGAGACATTTCCATAAGCCATACACAAAAGATCATAATCTCCGGATTTTACTATCTCCCTGGCAAGATCTAGATCCTTCATAGAATTACGGGGTAAGTTTTGTAACTGAACCAATCTCCCCGCCCATCGTCCTGTTCGATTAGCTCCATAGAATTGTAATAATCCTCGGATTCGATCATCTGAACATACACACTTAATCATGGTAATATACTTCTTAGTTGAAGTCTTCGATATTCTCTGCCTATATTCTAGAACCTCCGAAACAGTCTCATCTTCACTAAAGTCCAAAAGGTC